GGTAGTTACTGTTGATGGAAAGTCTTGGAAAACATTCGATAGTGAAAAAGAGGCGTATAAAGCAGCAGCAGCTATTGAAAGAAAATACGGTAAAAAAACTAGAGTTCATAAAAATTAAACAGAACACACCTTAGGACCGCTATGGTGCGTAGGCGGCTGCTGCCTTTGTGAAGCGATTCGCTACCGTGTAACTTGAAGTGAGCAAGAATTTAGGAAATAACAATGGGTAAAATTTATACAAATCTAATTGAAAGTTTTGGCATTCTTACAGAAGATGCACCTACCGAATTCGTTAAAACACATTTTCATAAAAATAATTTTGGTTTTAGACTTCCTGTGATGCTACACAGTGATGGAAAATTTTATCATATGGCAGATCCTCCGCCACAAATGGGCGGTCCAAGAATGGGTAAACAAATTGCACCTTGGAGAGGAGACCCAGAAAATCGTTCTTCTTTAAATCCTGCTAGTATCGATGGTGAATATGTTGACGGTAAACCAGTTGATTATCCAGAAGGTGTTACTTATAAAACTTTTGGCCAAGAAGGTCAAGGTGCAAGGCCATCTGGTACAATGGATACAGTACCTACTGATGATCAAAATAAAACTAGCAATTATACAGGTCAGGATCAAAAGTCACCTGATCAAGGAACAAATACTGATATAGGTATACCGTTACCTCCTAAATCAGATAAACCATCAGATTCAAAGCCACCAGAAGGAGGCACACCATTTACTCCTCCAAAACCAGAAGCTGATAAACCAAATCCTCCATTTCAAAGACCGCCGCCTGGAGTTATATTTAATGAGCCAACCAATGAACCAGAAGCTCCTAGTCAAGACCCAAAATTAAATCCGGAAGAGCTAAAAACTAAATTAGCTAGATTTAAAGAATTATTAGACAAGTCGTTGACAAGAGAAAAACAAGGTCAGAATCCTCAACCTGCGCCTGAACCTGTTCCTCCAAAGAAGAAAAAGAGACCACAACCACAGGACGGCTATTGGGGTCAAGGCAATTCTCCAGGAAATGTTACAATTCCTGGAAGTATACTTGGGCCGCAGCATACTGATCAAGCAGGTGCTGGGTCACTTGGAGAGAGTCAAAAATTAACTATTAAAGATTTTATTAGTAAGTTAACAGAAATAGAAAATCGTTCTGGAGATCTAATCGACGAAAATATTTCTCAAGCCGAACAACAAGAACTTACAAAATTGTTTCTAGATTTATCCGATCCACAGTATGCAAGTAATCCAGATGTTGCTAGAGAAATAGATCGATATAACAGTGTAATGCGCGACGTTGACAAGTATAATACATCAACATTTACTCCCGGATCAGACCAACCTGGTATGCCTGAAGTTCCTCGTCAACCAATGCCTGGAGAGAAAACTCCTCCAGCTGATCAGAAAACTCCTCCAGCTAATCAGAAAACACCTCCGCTTACTGGAAATCAATTTGCTGTTATGAAGATGCAAAAAGATCTAAAAGCAGCTGGTGCAGATTTAGGAACTTATGGTACTAACAAAGATGGTATAGATGGAAATCTTGGTGGACCAAATAGCAAAACTAGACAGGCTATGAAAAAATATCCAGAGATTGCAAAGAAACACGGATTCGGTGCTCCTGAAGGACAAGGTGCTAAAATTGATCCGAACGCCGGTAAAACTGCACCTAGTGCGCCAATGAATGATAAAGCTATTGTAGGAATGTTATTTAAATCAATGCAAGGTATTGGTACTGATAGCACTATGTTCATGCAAGCTATAATGCAAATCAAAACTCCACAACAATTTGCCAATGTCTCAAAATTATACAAGCAAGTAGCTGGCGAAGATTTGATGGCTGCAATTGAAGGTGATTTTAGTGGTACAGATTTAATCAATATTCAAGCAAGATTAAACAAATTTATGCCTAAAAAAGAATCATCTGAATTAGATAGAATTAAACGTCTATCCGGAATATAAAAAAGCCCCGTCGGGGCTTTTTTATTTGTGCCAATCTGCTTGAAAGCAATGCCTTACTTCATGACCCAATGTATGCATATTTGTCTTTTTACCTGTAATAATAGTACACTGGTCTCCTTTGAAAAAAGAACAAGCTAATACACCATAACCAAACCCTCCATATCCTCTTTGACGAGATTCATCTTCGCAGGCTTTTTGAACATTATCTACTACTACCCATTTAATAGTTGATACGTCAGTAAAATTCTTTTTAGTATCAAACATAGAATTTGGATTATCCCAATCTTGAGCGGTGGCATTGGTCGCAGCTAAAATTAACGAAAATATAAGAGATTTAGTTTTCATAAATTAAACCAAAGTTGTTTATAGTTCAAGTATTATATACTCAAAAATCTAAATAATCAATAGTATTTGGCTATATTTTTGGTTAACAAATTTATAACAAACGTTGACATAGAATATTAATTCTTTTATAATACAATTTTATCAGGAGACTCTTATGAGTAGAATGTACGGACCCGAAGAAAAATCCAAACTTGAAAGACTAATCAACGAAGGATCTACTGTTTTGAGAGAAATCGAAGACTTGCAGGAAGGTCTTAAAGAAACAGTTAAGGCTGTTGCAGAAGAATTAAACATTAAACCCAGTATCATTAACAAAGCAATCAAAATTGCACATAAAGATAATTGGAAGGTACACGAAGAAGAATGGGATGAAATTGAAACTATTCTCGGTGTTACTAAAAACTTGCCTCAAGACTAATGAATGATATATTTTTTAACATCGCAGAATGGATAAAAGATGATTGGAGATCTAATCGTTTACGTTTTGCTATCGAGCTGTTTGCTTGGGTCTGTAGTATTGGTTGCAGTATCGTTATGGCAGCAACCGTCCCTAATCCACCGCTTCTTTTTCTTTATCCTATTTGGATTAGCGGTTGTGCTATGTACGCTTGGGCAGCTTGGACTCGCAGGTCGTTTGGCATGTTAGCTAATTATTTGCTGTTAGTCAGTATAGATATAATAGGTTTAATCAGAATGTTATGATTTGGACTATATTTTTAGAGATAATTTTTAATTGGTTAACGATGGGTGTATTATTAGCCTTAACATTAGTTGGATGTTTATACTTTGCAATATTATGCGAGAAAATTTCTGATCAGATTTTTAAACGCTAAATACTTGCAGGTAGGGTTTAATCAGCCACAAATGATTACGTTGGTGTTTGCGAGCCACAAATCGCATAGGAGAATAGATGTACGTAGACGCATACTTTAATCGTGACTCTGATGTCATCAATATCGTTGAACGCAACAACGAAGGCAAAAGAGTTTTCAAAGAATACCCAATCAAATATACTTTCTACTATCCAGATGTTAGAGGCAAGTTTACTAGCATTTACGGGGATCCTTTAAGTAGAATTGTTTGTAAGACTTCAAAAGATTTTCACAAAGAATTAAAAATACATAACAATCAAAAATTGTATGAAGCAGATATTAATCCTATATTTGTTAGTTTAAGTGAACACTACCTAGGACAGGACGCTCCTAAACTAAATGCTGCTTTTTTCGATATTGAAGTAGACTTCGATCCAGAACGTGGATATGCAAGTCCTGAAGATGCTTTCATGCCTATTACTGCTATTGCAGTTTATTTACAATGGATGGAAACAATGGTCTGTTTGGCTATTCCTCCTAAAGGTCTCAGCATGGAAAAGGCTAAAGAATTAGTCGAAGAATTTCCAAATACTCATTTGTTCGATAATGAAGCAGACATGTTAGATACGTTCTTAAATCTAATTCAAGATGCAGATGTGTTATCAGGGTGGAATAGTGAAGGTTTTGATATTCCTTATACTGTTAATAGAGTAACTAAGGCATTAAGCAAAGACGATACACGTAGATTTTGTTTATGGAATTTGCATCCAAGAAAGAGAGAATATGAACGATACGGAAAAACAGCGCAGACCTATGACTTGGTTGGACGGGTACATCTCGATTACCTCGAACTGTACCGTAAGTACACCTATGAAGAAAGACACAGCTATAGACTGGATGCCATCGCGGAATACGAACTTGGAGAAACCAAGGTTCCTTACGAAGGTACATTAGATCAACTTTATAACAACGACTTCAAAGAATTTATTCGTTATAACAGACAAGACTGTGCTCTTCTTGACAAATTAGATAAAAAACTAAAATTCCTAGACCTAAGTAATAAACTGGCACACGAAAACACAGTTTTACTACAGACAACTATGGGTGCGGTAGCTGTTACTGAACAAGCTATTATTAACGAAGCACATCGCAGAGGATTTCAAGTTCCTAATAGAACTAAAATGAGCGAACGTGAAGATACTGCTGCGGCGGGTGCTTATGTTGCTTATCCTAAAGAAGGTGTGCAGGACTGGGTCGGATCATTAGATATTAATAGCCTTTATCCTAGTGCAATTCGTGCATTGAATATGGGTCCAGAAACTATTGTTGGACAACTGCGTCAAACAATGACCGAAGAATATATTCAATCACTTATAGCTAAAGGTAAAAGTTTTGCCGGTGCATGGGAAGGTAAGTTTGGTTCTCTTGAATATGAAGCTGTGATGAATAAAGAGATTGGAACTGAAATTACTATCGACTGGGAAGATGGCACAAGCGATTTGCTAAGTGCAGCAGAAGTATATAAATTAATTTTTGAAAGTAATCAGTCATTTATGTTAAGCAGTAATGGCACAATCTTTACTTATGAAAAAGAAGGTATTATTCCTGGTCTACTAAAACGTTGGTATGCTGAACGTAAAGAAATGCAGGCAAAACTGAAAGAATGTATAACCAATGGAAATAAAATTGAAGAAGAATATTGGGATAAGCGCCAGTTGGTTAAGAAGATTAACCTTAATAGTCTGTATGGTGCTATTCTTAATCCTGGCTGTAGGTTTTTCGATAAAAGAATCGGTCAATCAACAACGCTGGTCGGCAGACAGATCGCCAAACACATGGCTAGTAAAGTCAACGAAATAATTACAGGAGAATACAATCATGTTGGAAAAGCTATTATCTATGGTGATACCGATAGTTGTTATTTTTCTGCTTATAAGACACTTAAAAAAGATATCGACTCGGGCAAAATACCGTGGACAAAAGAAACAATAACCATGCTTTATGATCAAATTGGAGAAGAGGTTAATAAAACTTTTCCTAAATTCATGCAAGAGTCTTTTCACTGTCCTCAAAGTAGAGGAGAAGTAATCAAAGCAGGACGAGAAATTGTCGGTAGTAAGGCCTTATTCATCACTAAAAAACGTTATGCGGTTCTTTATTATGATAAAGAAGGTAAAAGAGTAGACGTAGACGGTAAGCCTGGAAAAATTAAGGCTATGGGTCTTGATCTTAAACGTAGCGATACTCCGGAATTTATTCAAGACTTTCTAAGCACTGTTCTTGAAATGGTGTTGACAGGTGCTACAGAACAGGAAGTACTAGATCATATTAGCGAATTTCGAGTAGCATTCAAGGCTAGACCTGGTTGGGAAAAAGGATCGCCTAAACGTGCTAATAATATTACTGAATATCAAAATAAAGAAGAAAGACAAGGAAAAGCCAATATGCCTGGACATGTACGTGCAAGTATAAATTGGAATACTCTTAAAAGAATGTTTGATGACAAATATTCTATGAACATTACAGACGGTGCAAAAGTAATTGTTTGTAAACTTAAACCAAATCCATTAGAATATACTAGCGTGGCATATCCTGTTGACGAGCTTAGATTACCTAATTGGTTTAAAGATTTGCCTTTCGATCATGCCGAAATGGAGGCAACTGTTATCGATAAGAAATTAGAAAATCTTATCGGAGTACTAAATTGGAACATTAAAAACACTGAAGAAAAAAACACTTTTAACAGTCTTTTTGATTTCTAAACCTAAATAAACTTAATGGAGACATAAAAATGAAAGATATTTTAACTGACATCGTAACACATACACATAGCTTAGGAATTATTCCTTTAGTTAAAATTACCGGAACTGATGCCGAGACTCTTATCGAATCTATGGCTGAAGACCGCAGTGTAATTATTAATGCTAGAACAAACGACCCCGTTAATGAATTTTTAGGAAAGTTTGGTATGCCTAACTTAGATAAACTAAGTTTGCACCTTCGCAATCCTGAATACAAAGAAAATGCTAAAATAGAAGTTGTTATAGCAGAAAGAAATGGCGAAGACATTCCTGTAAGTCTTCACTTTGAAAATTCTACAGGCGACTTTGTTAATGATTACAGATTTATGAATCAACAAATTATTAATGAAAAACTTAAAACTGTTAAGTTCAAAGGAGCTCAATGGGATATCGAATTAGAGCCAAGTGTAGCTTCAATCGCAAGATTAAAATTGCAAGCACAAGCACATACAGAAGAAACAGTTTTTCAAGTTAAAACCGACAATGGAAACTTAGTATTCTTCTTTGGTGATGCAAGCACTCACGCAGGTAGTTTTGTGTTTGAATCAAATGTTAAAGGTAAACTAAAGCAAACTTGGTCTTGGCCCGTTAGTCAAGTAATGAGTATTCTTAATCTCGATGGCGACAAAGTAATGAAGATTGCCGATGCCGGCGCTATGATGATTACTGTAAATAGCGGATTAGCTAGTTACGATTACATCTTACCAGCTCAGACAAAATGAATGAAACACATAAGCGTACTTTAGCAAGAACGATTTCATATAGGATCGTTGCTACTGGTATAACAGCTTTATGGACAGGATTAGAAACAGCTATTGCTATACATATCACATTAACCATTATTCACTATCTTATGGAACGATTATGGTTAAAAATTAAATGGGGGAAATTATAATGGGAATGAGAGAAAAAGATCAAGCAGACTTTGATTTAGAAACATTTGTAGATTTATTTGATACAGCAATGAGTTCAGATAATCCTGCTGTGAAAAGAGCACTTAAAAATTTAATTTTAATTAGTGCTCTTGTAGATGCTAAATCTGAACATGAAATAAGAATAGGTCCATTACGTAGACTTGTAGAAGATATTAAACATCTAAATCAAAGATTACAAGCACTAGAGTATGAGAAAACCTATAAAACTACTACCGGTGGTGGAATTACAACAACACCAGGAACTGGAACTTGGCCACCTGGAGGTTATCAGGTTTGGCCGCAAACAAATCCAAATACCGTTGCACCTAGTGCTGTGCCTGGCACTAGCTTGCCTCCTGGTACTATTTGGAGTGGAAGTTCATCTAATATCGCCAGTACAGCGCAAGTATCAGCAGATCGTTTATTAGAAAAATTAGAGATAAAAGTACAATGAATACAAATTTAACTGCTACACAAAACGATTACGCATTATTTTTACCTGCTACAAGCGGATTCTATTCATCGTTTATAGGATATCAAAGACATAGATATCCGTATGTTTTGCCAACTAGAATACCACAAAATTTTATAAACGATGTAGAAAGTTTAAATTATCTAGATCAAACAAACGGACTATTCTATTATAAATGGTGTTTGTATAGTGCTGGACACGCTAACCTAGACCTAAATAAAAACGATGATAGAGAATCTATGTTCAGAAACAGACCTAGAGATGGATCTAGTTGGGTGTTAGGAGATAGTGGAGGATTCCAAATAGGTAAAGGAGTATGGGCAGGCGAATGGAGAGATCCTAACGGTCCAGAAGTACAAGCTATCATGGCTGACTGTGTAGCGAGAGGAACTGAAGTTCGACCAGTATTTGATAAACAAGGAAATCCTGCTTTAGATAAAAAAGGTAATCCAAAAACTGTCAAAGTAGATCTTGTTAAAGAATATCAAACAAAATTAGATGCTGCACAAGATAAGAGACAAAAAGTTCTTAACTGGATGGATACTCTTATGGACTATGGAATGGTACTTGATATTCCTGCCTGGGTATGTCGTAGTCCTGCCGGCGTAGCAGCAACAGGAATTAGTACATATGAAGAAGCAGTAGCCGCTACAAAATATAATAACGAATACTTTATTAAAAATAGAAATGGCAATTGTAAGTTTCTCAATGTTCTACAAGGCGAAACACATGCACAGGCTGACGATTGGTACCAACAAATGAAAGATTTTTGTGATCCAAAAATTTATGGCGACAAAGCATTTAATGGTTGGGCAATGGGCGGACAAAATATGTGTGACTTACATTTGACCTTAAGACGTCTTGTAGCATTAAAGTTCGACGGATTACTTGAGCAAGGACATCAAGATTGGATGCACTTCTTAGGCACTAGTAAACTCGAATGGGCATTACTACTCACTGATATTCAACGTGCTATAAGAAAGTATCATAATCCAAATTTTACTATTAGTTTCGACTGTGCTAGTCCCTTCTTAGCTACTGCTAATGGGCAGATGTATATTAGAACAGAAATAGCAGATAGAGAGAAATGGTTATATAGAATGCTACCAACTCTAGACAACAAACAATATGCATCAGATAATCGATTATTCTTAGATACATTAATCCAAGATAAAATCTTTGACTATGTAGAAAACAGTCCAGTGTTAGATGGTGTAAAGACTAACGAAATTTGTGTATATGCTCCGGGCAATCTAAATAGAATGGGTAAAGAAAATAAAACTAGTTGGGATAGTTTTACTTATGCTATATTAATGGGTCATAATGTTTGGATGCATCTTACATCTGTACAAGAAGCTAATCGACAGTATGATGCTGGATTATGCCCAGCTATGCTAGTTCAAGAAAATTTTGATAGAATATATTTTAAAGATGTAGTAGAGGCAATATTTTCAACCGATGATCGAGCAGTAGCCGAACAAATTGTAGAAGAATTTAGTAAATTTTGGATGGCTATTCCTGGAACAAGAGGTGCTACTGGTAAACGTACTATTAATGCTAACACTAACTTCGCCAAATTCTTTGACGAAGACACTGAAGAGAATGTACAATCAGAACAAGTCGAAGAATTTTCCGAAGACGATGAATCCAAACTTGATGAACTCGAAGAAAGTGTAAAATGATTACTATCAAAGATTTTATGGAAACTGTAGACTATCGAATCACTGAAGGCAGTGATTTTGGTTGGCGCTGTTTTGGTCCGAACACTTATTGTCTAGATTGCTGGAATGGTGAACATGACGGTTTTAGTATTGGTATAGTATTCGACACCAAAACTCAAACTGTGCATAAATTCGAAGCGCACGATTACAGTAAACAAAATAGTTATCGTTGGGTACATCCTGATTGGAGAGAGATCTACGAAAACGAAGCAAAAAATCGCGGAGTAGACCACAGTCAAGCCTATGACGATGTCAAATACGTTGACTTAGAAGAGCATACAGATATTAGAGAAAAAGCAGCCTGTATTGTAGCTGGTATCGATTATGACGAACGAGTTAAAGTTCCGTTAGATCTTCCAGAAAGTCTTATAAACAAACTATTCAGAATTGCACACGAACAAGATATTACTCTAAACGAACTAGTAGAAAATATTATCAAAGAAGAAATCGCATTTCGTAAACACGATCTATGAAAAGTCTTATTATAGGTATGGGTATTGGTCAACTGTATAAAACAGTTTTGACCAATCTTGGTGCTGAAATTATAACTGTAGATTCAGATATTAGTAAAGGTGCAGACTTTCCTGATGCTGTAGCTGCTATAATGGCACGTGGACCTTTTGATACGGCACATATTTGCACTCCAAATTTTACTCATTTCTCTATTGCTACTAAAATAGCACACGATTGCAAAATTGTGTTCATTGAAAAACCTGGTGTAGCTACAGCAAGCAGTTGGAGTACTCTTGTTCATTCATTTCCTGATACACGTTTTATGATGGTCAAGAATAATATGTGGCGTGACAATATCGAAGAAATGCGATTAAATGCCGAATCTGCTGACGAAATAAGACTAAACTGGATTAATCGAGATCGTGTACCCAATCCTGGTAGTTGGTTTACTAACAAAAAATTATCGTTTGGTGGTGTCAGTCGAGATTTAATGCCTCATTTGTTAAGTCTATATATTGCACTCAATCCTGATTGGCTTAAAACAGGTATGTCTGGACAGGCTTCTAAAATGCGATGGTGTCTTAAAGATCTAACTAATACAGAATACGGAGTTGTTAACCCTAACGGTGTTTATGATGTAGATGACGTTAGTTCAATCGACTTCGGAAAGTGGAAATTAACTGCTGACTGGCGTAGCATGAATCAGGATCGTAGAAACATTGAAATAGATTTTGGAGGTAGTACGCTTACGCACGAATTAGGTCTGTGTCCAGAATATGCGTATGAACACATGATTAAAGAAGCATATGAACGTCAAGACGATGATAAATTTTGGAATAAACAACTATTAATCGACTATTGGATCCACGAAAGGATGGAGCAGTTTTGAAAAGAGTAAAATTATTAAGAACTTACGGTGACGGTAAGTTTGTAGAAGAAGATTGGATTAAACCTGATCCTAGTGACAACGAGATTGAAGTTAAAGCACTAATGACCGGTGTATGTCGTAGTGACATAGATATGATGATGGGTAATTTTCCTACTTTACCTGCCAGTATGAGCGGACACGAAGGACTGGGTCTTGTGACTAAAGTTGGTAAAAATATTCTAAATGTTGAACTTGGTAATATTGTTGCTACGAGAGGGGAACCTGCTTATGCCGACTACTACAATGTAAGAGCTAAAGAATTCGTTGTAGTGCCAGATGTAGATCCTAAATACATTCTCGAGCCAGTAGCTTGTGGCGTGAATGTTGTTAAACAAAATATAGATATAATTAGAAATAAAGTATATGGACGTTGCCTAATTATCGGCAGTGGATTTTTAGCCTGGATAGCATATAATACAATTAAATTAGAATATCTCAGATTCGAATCTATTGAAGTTTGGGGCAACAGTAATAAAGACCTGTGGGAATCTACAGGAGACTTAGTTTCCGAACCTACACACAAAAAATACGATTTAATTATCGATATACGAGAACACGATTTAGTTCTCAAACGACAATTATTAGAATCTACAGGCATTTGGGTTATTGCTGCGGAAAAAGAATCAATTACTACTAAATTTAGTGAACTACTATGGAATGCCAACACTGTCTTATTCCCTAGTCCACGACATCCAAGATTTCACGAATCGATGCGTGAAGCAGCTCTTTGGGTTAAAACAAATAATTTAAATGTTGACAGATTCTGGACCAAGTGTTATAATCGCAACACTGAATGGCAACAGGCATTCGAAGATGGATTAAACAGACCACAAGGCTATAGTAGAGGCTATATAAAATGGGATTAAACACAGAACAAAGACAAGATGTAACTTTTTTTACAGGTTATGAAGTTGAGCATACTGTAGCACACGGTATGTACACATTGTTTGTTGTTGGCACTCCTTCTTTAAAAGAAATTTTAGATATTGCCAACGAAAGTCAATCCAGTATTGATGAAAACAAACGTATTCGACAAATTTATTTCGGAACCAGTCAAAGTTTTAATCCGTCAACCCATGATGATTGGAAAACTTGGAATCATCTTATTCAAGGATGTTTGATGTATAACTATTGGGTATGTTTAGATTTTGATTCTAGATATGCTGAAGAAATACATGAAGAAGGATGGTGCGAGGAACATAGATTTATTCCAATGATTAGTGTAAAATTACCTTACATCAAACTTTACAATTATAACACAACACTTAAAATTGACGACCGTACTTGGGGTGCCACTAATTCTGGAGTATGGACACATCAACTGCATGATCTAATGGACAAAGAAAAATATACCTATTGGGATCAATACACACAAGACACTAAAATATGATTATTAAACAAGACATTCGTCCTAACAAAATGATATGGGTTACCTTTCGTAAGGAAGGAATTCATTGTTATCCAGCAGCACTAACTGATCCTAACCTTAACACAGGAGACAAATATGACGTTTCGTTCCTTGGCCATCCTCACCGCCACATTTTTCATTTCCGTGTGTGGATTGGTGTTCATCACAACGACAGAGACATTGAGTTCATCCAATTTAAAAGATGGCTTGAAGAACTGTACAATGGCGACCAAGCTGTACTGCAATTAGATTATAAAAGTTGCGAAATGATGTCTGATGATTTATACGACATGATTTCAAAAAAGTATCCAAATAGAGAAGTTTGGATTGAAGTCTCCGAAGATGGAGAAAATGGTAGTTTTATCAAATATTAATTTTAACAATACAAGGAAAAACAAATGGCTCGTAATTATAAAGGCTATGCATACTTCGATAACAACCCGCAAATCGTAAAGATCTTTGATGACTTAGAAGCTTTGCACGACTTTTGTCGTTTTGAACTACTGCCGTTTAACGAGGCAGATCTTTATAATAAAAATAGTCCTGTGTGGAATCAATTCACATACGCTAATAAACAATATAAAGGTCGTAACAATAATTATCGCAAACAAAGAGACCGCTAATGACTGTCTACATTGTAGATTTAGAGGCAGTAGAAACACGTTATACTGCTCAATGGAAACATCATTTGCCTAATGCTATAAGAAAGATTAACAAGAATGTTGAAGTTATATCTGGCCCTGAGGATATACCTGCTGCCACTACTCCTGGTGCCTTTCTTAATTTTGGTGGCACTAACATCTATAAGTCTAAACAAACTGAAGAAATTAGCAGACTGTTTACTACCGGCAAAATAAAAGCACATGATCACTTTTTGTTTACAGATGCGTGGCATCCAGGAATTATAAACTTAAAGTATATGAGTGAGTTACTAAGTATTCCTATTAAAATTCACGCATTATGGCATGCTGGTAGTTACGATCCGCAAGATTTCTTAGGACGTTTAATTGGAAACAAGCCTTGGGTGCGTCATGCTGAAAAGTCTTTTTTCGATGCTATCGATCATAATTATTTTGCTACAGATTTTCATATACAGATGTTTGTTGATAACTTGTTGATGAACGGCGTTAAATCTGAAAATCCTTGGTATCAAGAAGACTTCGATGATCTTTTAAATTCAGAAAAAATCATTCGTACAGGATTTCCTATGGAATATTTCCAAGATATTTTTAGTCAATATCAAGGAATGAAAAAGAAGGACTTGATTCTCTTTCCACATCGTTTGGCACCAGAAAAGCAAGTAAACATTTTTAGAGACTTAAAGGAATTATTACCTCAATATGAATTTGTTATTTGTCAGGATCAACAATTAACAAAAAATGAGTATCACAATTTGTTAGCTGAAGCAAAGATTGTATTCAGTGCTAATTTACAAGAAACTTTAGGAATTAGCTGTTACGAGGGCTGTGTATTAAATGCTATTCCTGTAGTACCAGATAGACTTTCCTATAAAGAAATGTATTTTGATAACTTTAAGTATCCTAGTAACTGGACAGATACGTGGGACCATTATATGGACCATAGGCAGATGTTGGTAAAAACAATTATTGATCATATGGAATTTTACGAAACTAGACTGCCAACATTGCACAAACAAACGGAGGCATTACGTGAGCACTTCTTCACAGGAACCAATTTATACAATAACCTTAAATGATGAAACAAATACAGAGAACACTGTAACAATTTCAAGTTGGAGTGCCGATAACATTCCAGCTTTAACCACTTCTGATATCATAACTTTAACTGGTACTGATACTTACAACTACAATTATACTACTAGTAGTGGTACTATAGATTTAAATGGCATAGAAAGTTTTAATACCTTTAACGATTGGTTCAAAGAAGAATTCGACGGACGTTTTCCAGATTATGATAGAGTTATGGAGATGTGTAAAGAATATCCAGGTTTAGAAATAGCTTATCGTAAATTTAGAGAAGTTTATGAAATGGTTAAGGAGGATTACGATGGCAAACAGCGTGAACGCCGGAATAATAGGTAACGGCACAACACTTACTCTCCCTACTGTTAATACTACCACTAATCAAATTTACATTAGTAACGGATCAACTGGCTCTTACAATAACGGTACTACTTTTACCAATACATCTGGAAAAGAAGTTATGAAAATTCCGGCAAGTGATCCACCAGCAGTACAAATTACTGGCAAAATTAAATGGAACGGCGAAGACTTGGAAGAAAGATTAGAACGAATAGAAAGTATGTTGCATATTCCTACAAGAGATGTTACAATGGAAGAGAAATATCAAAAACTTAAACAGATTTGGGATCAGTACAAAACTGCTCTCGAAGAATATAAAACTTGGCAAAGACTAAAGGACTCAAAATGATTGAACAACTTATTACAGATAATCCTGGATGGAAACTAAGATTAAAAGTTAATGACTGCCAACGTCCTGTTGGACTAAAACATCTTATGTTTACTGGTGAACAGTATAACGATAAAGGTGAACTAACCAATACTAGTACTTATGATTTCTTTCTTAATCAAGAAGAAATCGCTAAACTTTGGACAACTTTAGCTAACGGTGTAAGATGAAGAAGATCTACTACAGTTGGAAGGATATTCAGGGTGCTACGTATGACATAGCACGTCAAATTTACAAAGACAAATGGCGTCCAGATTATATTGTAGGTATTACTCGTGGCGGTTTAATTCCTGCTACTTTACTCAGTCAATATTTAGAAGTGCCTTGCGAAACACTTAAAGTAAGTCTACGTGACGGAGGAGAGTGCGAAAGTAATCTTTGGATGGCCGAGGATGCATTTGGCTATGTTCCTTTGGAACAAAGAGGCACTGTACACTTTGAAGTTACCGGGTTACCTGTGAGAGAAGATGGCAGTCATCCGGAACGTAAAAAAAATATTCTAATTGTAGACGATATTAACGATACGGGTGCTACACTTGCTTGGATTAAAAAAGATTGGCCGTCGGGATGTTTACCTGATAGCTATGCCTGGAACAATGTTTGGCACAACAATGTTCGATTTGCAACCATTGTTAATAATATGAGTAGTAAAGAATCTGTAGACTATTCTTCATTTGAAATTAATAAAGCAGAAGAAGATTGTTGGATTGTATTCCCCTGGGAGGAGTTCTGGCGTGAATGAAGTGTTAGAAAGATTCGCTCTTAATTGGAATATGCAGATTCGCGAATCTTATAGAAAAATTCGTAAACCTATGAAATTGAATGTAATGGATTACTATGATGGTATGCGTCATCAGTACATAAAAGCAGAAGAATTAGACTGTTATGAAGTCACTATTCCTAAAAATGATCTTCACGCTCTTGCACAGATTGAGGCAAATAACAAACACTTAGAACGTAATATGGTAGAAAAAGACAACTATATTAATTATCTTAAACGTCAAGAACGCATTGAGATTAAAGCAAGAACCGATAATCCGGCTGTTAAAAAAGCCTGGGATAATTATTGTACTTTAATGAATATGGTGTATAATGACTATGTTGACAGATATTGAAAGGGCCTTAAACAATGGGATTGCTCCTTGGAAAGAAATTGAATACAGAACCAAAGACTTCTGGGTATTCAAAGACGGTTTCCCGGTCACAGAAGGACATTTGTTATTTGTGCCGACCAAAGAAAACTGGGATTGTCTCGCTGCCTGTTATAAAGCAGCATACGATTTTGGATACGAAGGCGTAAGAACAGAACGCTGGGATGCATTTAATGTAGGCCAAAACGTAGGCGAAGCAGCTGGACAAACTGTAATGTATCCGCATGTTCATATGATACCACGACGAAAAGGTGACATGAGTGATCCAAGAGGCGGCGTTAGACATGTTATTCCTGAAAAAGGAAATTACAGAAAATGATAGTATATCTCGCATCCGCTGTAAATGTCGACGGTGACAGAGCGATGGAAAAACTCTATTATACGAAAGAAAAAGCACAAGCAGCATCTGAAGCAATGTGTAAAGAATTAAAAGAAAAGGCAAATTGGGATTATTACCCTATGATAGAAGAAATGGAATTAGTTGCTTGATGTCCATAGAAGAAACTCAATACAATATATGGATAGAGTGGAAATATGAAAAAATGCCGTGGAATGAAATATGTGCAAGGGTAATAGAAATATTCGGATTGCCTGGTAATCGTTATGTTACAGCATCATCTACACAACATCTAATTTTTAGATTTAAATCAGAGAAAGATTTTATTCTAGCTGAAATACTTCTAAGTGAATATTTAACTACATGAATTACGAAAAAATTGGCATTATTGGACATGGATATGTAGGAGAGGCTATTGCTCAGTCGGTGATGCCTCCATTACAAGCAGTAATTATAGATCCTGCTAAAGGATGGACTGCTACATATTACGAAATAAAAAAAGAATGTTCTGCTGTTTTTATTTGTGTGCCTAGTCCTCAAGGTATCGATGGTGAATGTGACACTAGCATATTAGAAGAAGTATTAGACAAATTAGATGGATATTCTGGAACCATTATTAGTAAAGTTACTGCTCCTCCTAAGTTCTATGAAGAACAAGCAAAAAGATTTCCTAATTTAGTTTACATTCCAGAATTTCTAAGAGCACAAAGTCATATGACTGACTTTGCAAATACTAAGTTTCTTATTGTTGGAGGAACTGTAGGTGCTTATCAACGAGATGCTATAAGAATATGTCAATTGCTACAACCTGAAATCAAACATATTGAATTATGTGGTATTGGAGAGGCAGCATTTGTGAAATACAGTATTAATTCATTCTTAGCTCTTAAAGTTAGTTTTATGAATGAACTATTTCAATTATCGCAAGAACATGATTACGAATGGAAACTGCTTGCCTATTTAATAAAAATGGATGAAAGAATTGGTCATAGTCATATGCAAATTCCCGGACCTGATGGACATTACGGTTTTGGAGGAGCTTGTTTTCCAAAAGACACGAATGCACTGCTAAAATATGCCGAAAGTCTAGGCGTAAACCTAAATACATTGGATGCCGCCGTAAAGAAAAATACTTTACTAAGGTTGACATCACCTAAATAATATATTAAAATAGCAACAAAGGAAAAATTATGGTATATAACAAAATGTACGAAAGCAACGATGAAACTGGCGCAGATGCTATGGCAGGCGACGGTGGTTACCAAGAAGGTTATCTTAGTGGAATGATTCGTGCTAGAATGAAACGAGAAGGCAAGCGTTTTTGGGCAGGCGATAACATCAGCGAATATGTTAAAGATGACTTTGACAAGAACTATCTGATCGAAGAAGCAACACTAGCATTTGAAAAAGTGTTAGACGCACTGCTTATTGATCGCGAAACAGATCCTAACAGCCAAGGCACGGCACGTCGCCTTGCTAAAATGTACTTTAACGAAATAATGGCAGGAAGATATGAACCAAGACCAGAAGCAACAGCATTTCCAAATGATTCGGAGGATCGCTACGAAGGTATGTTGGTTGTTCGTAGCGAGCTTCGCAGTATGTGTAGTCATCATCATCAGCCCGTTAATGGTGTTGCCTATATTGGTATTATTGCGGCTTCCAAGCTCATTGGGCTCTCAAAATACACACGCATCGCACAGTGGTGTGCAAGACGTGGTACTCTCCAAGAGGAACTTGCTAATGATATTGCTAGGGAGATTGCCAACGCAACAGGCGCTGAAGATGTAGGCGTATATGTACAAGCCACACATGGCTGCTGTGAAAATCGAGGCATTATGGCACATAGTAGTTTAACACAGACTACTGTGCTAAAAGGTGCATTTAAAGACGATATTGGAACAAAGAAAGAATTTTTTGACAATATCAAACTACAACAGGACTTTGCTCCTAGATAATAAAGGAAAATAAAATGAACGTAAGCGACAAATTAACAAAAGTAAGCGATAGTTTCACTATCAATATGTATGATAATGGTTATATGGTAGAAGTTTCAGGCCGTGATTCTGACGGCGAATGGAAAACTGCAAAAGTTCTATGTCAAAATTTAGATCAAGTAATTGCCATTGTTACTGAAGTAACTGAGATGGAAAGAGATAGCTAATGAAAACATTAGAGGATGCATGGGATCTTATTGAAAGACTCAATGGGTATGCTCATGACGAAGCATGGAATACTTGGGTAGCCGCAGACGAACTGGAAGAATCTGCAGATGAAGCTGATTGGGAAGTTGCAGAGGATATGCGAGAACAGGCTAGTTTAGAACAAGCAGAATATTTCCGTGATTTTTATTACGATTTAGACGAAACAGAACAAAATTTTATTAAACATTGGTTAACTAACGATAATGATTTTCGAGACCAATTTGTTGTTTACTTTGGAGAAGAAGAATTCGAAAATGAATTTAATGGGGAAGCACAATGAGTCAATCAGATGTAGATAATATATTGTTCAGAATGAAAAACCTTAAAGAATATAAAGTAGTCAGGACCATGTCCGATGAATTTGTTCTTAACGGTAAAATGCCTTATGATGTAAAACTTGACAAGAATAATGTATTAACTGTAACATTAATGGCTGTAGATAGAGAAGAAGCCGAACGTCGCGTAAGCGAATTTATTTCAGGAATGAACGATGATAGTTAAATGGTTTAAGAAAAAATTTAGAGAATGGTGTATGGAGGCCTGGAATTCTGAACAAGATACAGGTAGACTGGAAAAAGTTGCCGGTGCAACTTTAAGCATTGAGCCTCGATCAATACATAGCGATCCTGTTTTAAATTTTACAATTTATAACGCAGTCGGAGGTAAAATTGTAGAATTTAGATATTACGATAAGAAAAATGATCGAAGTTCTACTCAGATGTATATTATTGGCAAGGACGACGACTTCGGAGACAAAATAGCAAAGATTGCTACACTAGAGGTAATAAAACAATGAGTAAAATAAAAATAGCAGAACTATTCTACAGTATACAAGGAGAAGGACGCTTTATGGGTGTTCCTTCTATCTTCTTACGTACATTCGGTTGTAACTTTACCTGTGCAGGTTTTGGTATGCCGCGCGGAGAACGTAGCACTGCCAATGACGATGTTGCAGAAGTAGTTCATATGTTTAACAAATATGAAGAGCTTCCTATTGTAGAAACTGGCTGCGATAGCTATGCTAGTTGGGATCCGAGATTTAAAGATTTAAGTCCTGTATTAACTGTAGATGCTATTGCAGATAGAATGATAGAATTACTTCCGGATAATAAGTGGCGAGGAATTCATCTAGTTATTACTGGAGGAGAACCTCTATTAGGATGGCAGCGTAGTTATCCTGACTTATTGAGTCACGAAAAACTTAAAAAATTAAAGGACATTACATTCGAAACCAACGGAACTCAATCAATTTCTAAAGATTTCAGAAAGTACTTAGAAAAGTGGACTCATAAACATGGATATCATAATCTGACATTTAGTGTTAGTCCTAAACTTAGTGTTAGTGGAGAAAAGAGAGAAGATGCTATTCGACCTGATATAGTTAGAGAATATGAAGAATTAGGGCACACTTATTTAAAATTTGTAGTAGCTACGGAAGAAGATGTATCTGAAGCATTAGAAGTAATTGAAATTTATAAAAAAGAAGGTTTCAGTGGACATATCTACTTAATGCCAGTAGGTGGTGTAGAAAATGTTTATATTTTGAATAACAGACGTGTTGCCGAATTAGCAATGAAACATGGATTACGGTACAGTGATAGATTGCAAGTTCCGTTATTCAAAAATGCTTGGGGAACATAATGAAAGAATTTATTAAAAGAATAACAGGTATTAAAAAAATAGAAGAAGAAAAGGCAGCAGCTGAAAAAGAACGTGAAGAAGCACTTGCTCGTGCTGCCGAAGCCAAAATTCAGGAAGAGGAAGCTAAACGGCAAGAAGAATTGGCT